GAGTCTCTCTTGAGAGAGCAGGTGAAAAACCTATGTCTATGCTGAGAGCATATTTCGCAAAGTGCACCGGGAGGGGAACGGAGTTCGCTGGAAAAGAAATGGAAGCCCATATGATTAACGGTGGAAGCCTTAAGGATATCATGGACGTTATGGCAGAGGAAATGAAAAAATCTGATTTTTTTCGCAGCCTCAGCCAGAGCCAGGAAACGAACGATCAGGCGGGCTAAATCAAAAATCTCAAAACGGGAAAAAGTACAATTCACAAAGAGAACGTTTTGAAAAAGAGTGGTTCCCAATAGCATACTCCATGGGCGTTTCGTGGAATGATTTTTGGAAAATGAACCCTAGAATTATTAGGGCTATCTCACACGGGTACAATGAAAAACTAAAACGGCAGGACTGTATGTTGTGGCTGAATAATCAGTACACATTGTCTGCTGTTTACACTGCCTTAGACCACTTGCTGAACGGGAAAAAGGCAAAATCAGAATATTTTAAAAGCCCAATAATAGAAGAGACTTTAAAAAGAAAACAGCTAAACGAAGATGACTTGCAGAAGCAGCGAGAATTGTTTGTTGCAAAACTTGAAACAATGAAAGCGAACTTCGAAATTGCACACCCTGAAAAGAAACAGAAGTGAAGGTGGTGGTTTAAATGCCGAATGAAATAGATTCCCTGGAAGTATCAATTGAGTCCGACGCGAGCAAAGCAAATTCGGAAGTTGACAGTTTAATATCTAAGCTGCGGGATCTTTCTTCTGTTATTTCTAAAATTCGCGGTGATAAAGCTTTCGAAAGCATGAGAGACGGAGCAGAGGAAATTGCCGGAGAATTTAAAAAAGCCGCAAAACCAGTTGCAGAAGTGAAAACAGATATCAAAAAATTGGTATCTGAAATAAACAAAAAAAGTATCGACATAAAACCAGAAGTTGACACGTCGAACGCAGAAGCAGAAACAAAAAAATGGCAGAATCAGCTTCGGAGTGCTCAAAATGCGCTGAACAGGATTCTTGCATCCTCAGACCCGGAAAAACAGGCTAAAGGAATTGAAAGATATACAATTCGAATCAACGAAGCAAAGAATGCGCTGGAGCAGTTAAAAAGCGTTTCTATGAAACCGGCAGAATCGGATATGAGTCATATCGATGCTGCAATTAAACGCATGTATGATAGGAAAAATGCGGAATCCAGACCAAACAAGGAATGGGAGAACGGACGAGTCGAGCCGCTCGGTTCCATGAAACACGATGGGGCTCCTATACCAGACTTTCTTAAAAGCAACGACATAAAAGAAGCGGCAGAGGAACTTTCCGATTTCGAAAAAACGTTGGAAAGTGTGCAGGCACTAGAGTTCAAAGGCAGCGGATTTTTCGAAATGGAAAAATGGGTAAGCGATCTGCAAAGCAAGCTTGAGCAGCTCCTGAACAAGCAGGAAAAGCTTCAAGATTTGGGGGCAAATGTAGATACGCAAAGGCTACAAAGCATCGCATACGATATCGAGCAAATATCAAAGACGCTGGATGTATACGAAGGAAAGGTAGAATCCGCAAGGAAAGCAGGGCAGCTTGATATTAAGGTTCCCAAAATTGATGCAGACGTAAAAGATTCAGACATTAAGTCAGTAAGAGAAAAAATAACAAGCGCTCTTTCCAGCACAAAAATTGTTATTCCCACAGATGGAATGAATGAAATCCAAAAAGAACTTGATAAGGTAAAACGAAAATACGACGACATTGCAAAATCAATGTCCATAAAATCTTCTATTACTCCATTTTACGGAGCAACTGTTGATTTCAAGAAAAAGCAGGCAGAATTAGCTGCATTACGACAGGAATACCAGGATCTTATCAATAAGCAGAAAGAACTATCACTGTCTGGCGGATTTCAGCTTAATTTTAAAGGGCTTTCTGATGGCGCAAAAACACTTGGCAAAAATATCACTCCTGTTGCTTCCGCGTTGTCTAAGGCTAACAAGCATTTAAGTTCTTTCACTAGGAAAGTTGCATCCGCTCTGGCACCGACGAAAAAACTGAAATCTGCGATGGGCGGTCTTGATCTGTCGAGCGCAGGACTTGCAAAAAGCCTATTGCGGACGAGCAAGATGCTGAAATTGATGGTCGTCCGAATGGCGTTACGTGGAGTTATCGACGGTGTAAAACAGGGAATGGTTGGTCTGTCCCAGTACAGCAACGAGACAAATAAGAGCCTGTCTCTTTTGATGAGCTCATTGAAACAACTAAGCGCATCTTTTGCAGCGGCCGTGTCTCCAATTATAAACGCATTTGCTCCGGCATTGGACTTTATTATCCAGAAAATCATCGCTGTTGTAAATATGATAAATCAGCTTTTTTCTGCGCTGACTGGCAAAAATACGTTTATATACGCAAAGAAGCAGGCGGATGATTTTGCAACAGCTGTCGGCGGGGCGAACAAGAATGCCAAAAAGCTGAATCAGACGCTTCTTGGAATTGATGAATTAAATATAAACAATCCGGACAAAAACAGCGGCGGTAGTTCCGGAAGTGGGATAACTGGAAGCGACTTTGAAGAAAAACCAATTGAAAACAAGTACAAAGACCTGGCGGACAAGATCAAAGATTTCTTTTCGAAATTATTTGCACCTCTGAAAGAAGCATGGGACCGGGAAGGTCAGTTCGTAATGGATTCCTGGAAATACGCGCTGGACGAGGTAAAAAAGCTTGTGCAAGACATTGGGCGGGACTTCCTGATTATGTGGAATCAGGAAGAGACGATCGCGATGCTTGCGGACATCCTGCATATCATCGGGGATATCGGGCTGGTGGTAGGAAACCTGGCAAAAAACTTCCGCGAAGCGTGGAACGCAAATGATGCAGGACTGCGGACGTTGGAAAACATCCGAGATATATTTGCGGCGATTATTCACAATATCCGGCAGGCCGCAGACGCAACGGTTATCTGGGCGCAGGGGTTGGATTTTAAGCCATTGATGGAGCAGATTGCACAGTATACGCAGTCTCTGATTCCGGTGTTTGATGCGCTGTCCGGCGTGATGGCAGATTTTTATACGCAGGTGCTTTTACCGATTGGAAAATGGACGATCGAAAATGGGCTGCCTGAACTGTTGAATATTTTGAAACAGTTCAACGAAAGCATAGACTGGTCAGCAATGCGTCAGGAGCTCTCTGATTTGTGGTTACATCTGGAACCGTTCGCAGAAACAGTAGGTCAGGGATTGCTTGACTTTATCCGCGATCTATCAGAGAAAATATCGTCTTTTGCAAACAGTGAAGTTTTTTTGAGCGTACTCGATGAAATAAAGAAGTGGCTGAACAGCGTAAAACCAGAGGGAGTAACAAATGCACTGAAAGATCTGGCAAAAGCTCTTGTGGCATTTAAAGTCGCAGTTGTCGCGGTTGACATCGCATTAAAGGGGACGATGATTGTACAGACCATTACGAAAATAGGAGCAGCATTCGAATCATTGCGTCTTTTTGTTCAGAATTTTATTGCGTTCTTTACTGGAATACCATGGCTGGAAATCTTTCAAAGCATGAATCCGGCAATGCAAGCGGAGTTGTTTTTTAGACTGGAAGACAAAATCGCAGGAACATTTCTTGATCCGTTTTCGTGGGATAACGTAATCGGAGACTTGCTACGTGGGATTGGAAATGCACTTGGATTGCTTGCGGACGGAATCATCGAGCTGCTGAGCGAACCGCTCGAAGTGGGCAAGAGAGCGATTGAATCCATTTTTGACATAAGCTGGGTGCAGGAACTATTTGAAAAGTGCCTTGAAAATTTCAGGAGTGCATTCAAAGGAGAAGAGATCGGTAAAAATATAGCAGAAGGATTTTTCAATGGTATTTCTGCTGCTTTTGGGCTTTTACTTGCACCGATTGTCAATATTTTCAGCGATATCGTCGAGGCGGTTTGCGAGCTTTTAGGTATCCATTCTCCGAGTACGGTTTTTGCAGAGATCGGTGAAAATGTTATCTTGGGCTTACTGCTGGGAATCAGCGAGTTTTGGAATACGATAATTGAATTTTTCACAAATTCTTTTGCCGAGCTAATAGCTTTCTTTTCAAACAGTTGGTTATCTATTCAGGAAGGTGTAACAAATGTTTGGAATAACATTACGTCATTTTTGACAAAAACATGGACAAACATTTCTACTACTGCAAGTGCGATTTGGAATGCGATAAAGCTTTTTTTGATTACCACATGGACAAATATAAAAACAACTGCTATCGAAATATGGACAACCATAAAAGATAAGATTGTTGAAATTTGGAATAAGGTAAAAGAAAAAGCGGAAGAAATATGGGATAAAGTAAAAGAAGTAGTAAAGGAAAAATTTGACAAAATCAAAGAAAAATCCGATGAACTGATCGAAAAGTTTCGAAATTTAAAGGAAGAAGTAAAGGAAAAATTCGAGAGTGTAAAAGAAATCATCAACAACACGATCGGATCCGCAATTGACAAGCTTGCAGGATTTATCGATAAGCTGAGGGAAGCCGGTCAAGCTGTCAAGGATTTCCTCGAAAGTGGGTATGAAAAAGTAAGTGGAATAATTGGTAGTATTGGCGGAGCACTCGGAATATCCGCGCACTCTGACGATGCAGCATCTAACCCAGTTGCTTTCAGCATTCCCGAATACGCGGTCGGAGGATTCCCGGAAGACGGATTGTTTTATGCAAACCACAATGAGCTTGTCGGCTCGTTCGGGAACGGGAAAACTGCCGTAGCAAATAACGATCAGATAATCGAAGGCATTCGAAGCGGCGTTGAATCTGCTGTAGAAAACGTTCTTGCGCCGTATCTGGAACAGATTGTGCAGAATACGAGAGAAACAGCAGAAAAAGAAAGCAGTATAAGCATTGATGGCAGAGAACTTATAACCGCCATAGATGCGAGGAGCAAAAGGAACGGATATTCGTTCACGTAAGATTAAGGCGGCAATCTTGCCGCCTTTTTTGCGAGGTGATTTTATGGCAATGTCCTCATTTTTAAATGTAAACGGATACGACCTTCCGTGCCCAGCAGCCGGATTTTCGTGGACGATATCGACTACGGTAAATGCAGGGCGCAACGTAAACAACGCAGTTGTTGGACAAAGGGTAGGACGCGATCTGTACAAGCTGGAAAATCTTAAGTGGGTTGGGTTGTATCCGGAACAAAGAGCGCTCATATTGAAAGCCGTGAAAGATTATTTCGTACCCGTAACCTTTGAAGATATGGAGAATCCAGGGAAAACAATAACCGTTACCATGTACCCAGGAGACAGAAAGGGAGTTCCGCTATTCGCGGACAAATTAACGCACATGATTACAAGAGACGAAACCCTTTCTTTCAATTTGATTGATTGCGGATGGTAGGTGGTTAAATGCAGAACGCAAGCAAAGCTTATAAGCAGTCAATAAAGGGAATAGGACGCAACAGGGAGTACATTAAGGCGACGATAGGCGTCATAAATTCAGAAGCACAGAAAAACGTTGCGTTGGACGACGTTACAGAAGTCACATATTTTTCAAACAAAAGGAAACCATTCGATCATTATACCGTAGACAATGTGTATGCTACTCAGGAGGAAGATTTTACAAAAATCGATGGTAGCATGTACTTTTTACCAAAAGAAAACTCTGGATATGAGTTTTATAATAACGGAATTGTTTCTTTAAACATTTTGGGTGCGATAAAGATTTCTTTTAAAGGAGCAACAGGTCTTGACATAAAAGGATTGACGATAAACTTCGGAGAGCGCTTCCCGGTAGAGTTTACCATAGAAAATGACAACGTATCTCACCATTACACGAATAACGATAAAGCTTACTGGTCTACAGAAGATTCGTTTGATGGAACATCTTACTTTATCATTACTCCAATAAAAATGATAAATGGAAATGGACGATTAAGAATAGAACAGTTTTTCTGCGGAATCGTAAATGCTTTTGGGAACAATGAAGTTATAAGTTATACCGGTAAGGAATATGTATCTTCTATCACGGACACAATCCCCAGTAATGATGTGACGCTTACGGTAAACAATCGAAGCCAATACTATAATCCAGATAATCCGGAAAGCGCCCTTGCCTACATGGAAGTAGGACAGGAGATAAAAGTACAATTCGGATATGATGTTGACGGTCTTGGAAACATCGAATGGATTCCGGAGCAGACAACATACCTAAAATCTTGGTCTACGACAGATACAGAGGCAAAGTTCGTTTCCACAGATAGGTTTGACTACATGACGGGAACATATCGAAGAGGACTGTACAAGGAAGAAGGGATTAGCCTTTACGATCTTGCTGTTGACGTTCTTAATGACGCTGGCATAACGGACGAACGAGAGTTTTTTATCGACCCGTACCTGAAAAACGTTATTGTGAAGAATCCTGTTCCGGTGTTGAAGCACAGCGAAGCATTGCAGGTTATAGCAAATGCCGGAAGATGCACTCTCTATGAGGACAGAAACAGCAGGATACATATGCAATCTTCGTTTATCCCTAACATGGTAGCAAGTTCAAAAAACCAGACCAATTATAGCCATGTAGAGAATATACTAAGCCTATCTAAAAAAGATGCTTATGCGATATACAGCAATGATTTTTCTGTTGTTGATGGAAGTGTTCTTTTCCTTGATTCAAATGATATAAGCAAAAACACTGGTTATGTAAGCAATTCTGTTTCAAACGAGTATGGATTGTTCGAGGAAAACCCATCAATCACAATTGAACTGGAAGCTGGGTATGTTGCCTATGGTCTTACAATCCGTTTTCGCAATGTAGCTCCGGAAGAATTTGACATCGAAACGTATTATAACGGAGAAATTGCGGAAAGCAGACATGTGTCAGATATCTCAAAAAATGAGTGGTCAACAAACGAGCAATTCGCACTTTTTGACAAAATGCAGATTACCTTTACAAAATCTTACCCGAACAGCAGGGTAACAATCGACAACATTACATTTGGAGATATAACAGATTACCACATCGAGAGAAATGACATAACATCATCTGTAACAGCAACAAGGCAAAATAAAATAAAGTCAATTTCCGTGCTAATGACAGAATATCGAAAAACATCAGAGAAAAAGGCATTATTTTCCCAGGAAACAGTGCTGAACGTTACAGATACAACAAGGACGGTATATTTTAATAACGCAAGCTACGGAGTTACTGTAGAGGTTGAAAGCGCAGATATCACAGCAGAATTGACTGAAAGCGGAAGTTATTATGCGGTCTTGTCATTTGCTGGCGTTAGTGAAGAAACAACCATTAAATATACTGTATCCGGTTATGAATTTGCGACAGAAGAGATCCCGTACCATGTAAATCACAATGACACCGGAGAAGAAAAAACATGGAAAAATCCTCTTGTAAGTGACGCGACGCACGCAAAAGCGTTGGAGCGATGGCTTGCTTCGTATTTCCTCGGAGATGTCGACTATAAAATACCGTGGCGCGGAGACCCAAGAACAGACGCAAATGACGTATTTTACCTAGAACTCGCAAATGGAAGCGAAACAGAAATAAGGACATACCAAAACGAGCTTAAATTCAGCGGATCGCTGAGCGGAACTATGAGAGCTAGAAAGGCGGTGATTTAATTGCCTGACGAAATTACAGAGTTGATACCTCCGAAAACGAATTGGTTATCTTCGGACAGGTTTAATATCGAGGACTACAACCGAATTAGGAACAATATTTTGTATATACACGATATTGCTAATCAGGTCTATGCGTCATTTGAACTTGAAAGCATGGGAGAAAACAGAAACTCATACGAAGGGTACTGGACAGCAGACGAGTTTAATGCAATCGAGAAAAACGTGTCCACAATCAACGACCACATCCTGTCGAAAGATTACGGAGTTTCTCAGCGATTTTTCCCAAACGGAGCTTTTATAAAATGGGACGAACTAAACAGAATCGAATCTGCGATATCGTCTATGCATGCCATTTTGGCAAGGCAAAAAGGAAGCATACCGCAGCTACAATTCAGACTCGGAAACTACAAGGGTATTAAGATTTAATCATGCGGAGGTGCTTATGTATTTAAAGTTTTTAAACAGTAAAAAAGCAATAGAATGCTCCGTTATTGCGGTTGGTGATAACGTCGTTACGATTCTGCAAAAAACCAAAATATCGGTAAACACAACTGGATTTGACCTGTATTTAGACAAAGACTGCGAAAACAACATAGGTGGAGATTATTACCATGGTTTCACTACTGTCTACAGGAACGATTCGGAAACAAAAAAATACAACGGGTATCAGCTTTCAAATGACGGAAGTGTTTACGAAAAAGAAAAGCACACAGTTCTGTTTCGTGCCGGCGCAAATGGTCATCTTTCCGGAAATTTGGAAATAAAGGCAGATGACTATAGCAGCCTGATTGTTCCGGAAGCTTCTGGCGAAGAAGGATACAAATTTTCTGGATGGATTCCGGAAATACCAAAAGACGGAGATATAAAGGAAGATATTACTTTTACTGCTATTTTTTGCGAAAAGCCAACAGTAACTTTCAAATCCTCAGAAAATGGTGGAATTATCGGAAACAGTGTGCAAAAAGTTGACCGTTACGAAGATTTAAAGATTCCTGATGTTTCTCCGATTTCTGGTTACGAGTTTGCCGGGTGGCTTCCTGAAATTCCGGCGTCTGGCGACATAGACACAAACAAAAAGTTCACAGCAAAAATACGAAAAATATTTGTTCCTACAATCAGGTTTACTGTGTCAGATAAAGGTACAATTTCCGGAGATGCGGAGCAGCACGCAACTTCTTATGAAAACATAATTGTTCCCAGCGTGGAAACAGAAGAAAATTACAGGTTTACCGGCTGGGTTCCGGAGGTTCCAAAAATCGGAAGCATCGAATCTGACGTAACATTTGCAGCAGACATAGAATATGTCCCTACGCTGGATGATGTAAAGGAAGAAAAAATCCTGTCATTAAATTCGGAACAGCAATCAGCCATTGCAGAAGGGTTTGACATCACTCTTACGAACGGAACTGTAGAACATTTTACGTTGACAGAGCGAGACCAGACAAGCCTTATCGGATTGCAGACGCTTGTTATGTCAGGAGCCGAGTCTATACCGTGGCACACATCTGATCATTCCGAGCACTGCCGCTATTACTCGAACGCGGACATGTCGCTGATTGTGAGCAAGGCATTACAGTTCGCCACATATCACGTTACATATTTTAGAGATCTGAGAATATATGTAAACAGCATGGTAGACAAAGAGAGTGTAAACGCTGCTTATTACGGAATGTACGTACCGGAGGAATATCAGTCCGAGGTATTAAAGGACATTTACAAGCAGCCGAACTAAAACGTTGGAGGAATCGAAATGGCAAAAAGAACGCTGGCGACAGATTTTAAGGACGATATACTTGCCGAAAGCATGGATGGTAAGAGAAGATATAGACTTGTTGCGAATGGAGACGGAACATATTGCCTCGAGGACGCAAGCGTTTACGAACAAACTGGCAGCATCTACGGTGCAAAACAGGTAAACGAAGCAAACGAAGCAATAAACAGTGCTGCAGACTCTGCGAAAATAATCGACGACATTGACGCTGTTTTGGCAAATACGGTCGGTGGGTACATGGCAGGGGCTATGGCAGTCAGAGGTCTTGATGGAAAATTAAAAACTGTCGCAAAAACAGGAAGTTACAATGATCTTACGGACAAGCCCACCATTCCATCAGGCGCTGCAGCAAATTATGCTGTTGCTGATAATGACACAACAAACAGTGCCGCAAGCCTTGTTACGGCAAGGGTTGCATACGAACATGGAACAGAAATTGACGATCTTTCGAAAACGATCGAAAAAAGACTCCCGGATGGAACCGGAATAGAATGGGACGGAACAAACTTTTACGGTACAACTACGGACGGCGTAAAAAAAAAATTGGGTAGAACGGGGACAATTGCTGGCGTTGGCGTATATTTTGACGATCCTCCGCACTCTGTGCTCAAAACTTGGCAAGGAGGTTGCGTAAAATGGGATGACGACAAGTTAATCGTCACTGTCGAAGATGACTATGCGCAAGGCCATCTTACAGTAGGCACAGTAATTGGAAAGAGAAATAGACCTCAAACATGGGGAGATACAACGGAAGGGTTTATCACGCTCCGGTATTAAAGTTCGGAGGTAATATTTATGCGTTATCTAAAAAACTTCTTTAAACTTTGCATTTTGTTTTCCTTCGGCGGAATAACATACAATACTCTCGAGCGCATGGCAAGAGGTCACACACACTGGACAATGTTCATTGTTGGCGGGATATGCTTCTACCTGATCGGGGCGATAAACGAAGTTATCCCGTGGAGCATGGCATTCTGGAAACAGTGCATCATAGGCGGTTGCATTGTGACTGCAATTGAGTTTGTATCTGGCTGCATAATAAATCTTTGGCTCGGCTGGCATGTTTGGGATTACTCAAACATGCCTTTTAATATTTTGGGGCAAATATGCCTACCGTTTTCACTCCTATGGTGCGTCGTATCAGCGGTTGCAATTGTGTGTGATGACTATTTAAGATACTGGTTTTTTAATGAGGAAAAGCCAGTATACAAGCTATTTTGAAAGGAATATAAAAGCTATGGTAGAAATTTTAAAGCTGATCGGAATCCTTGGTATAGCGGTGCTTTGCAATATCCTTGGCGGATTATATGTAAACATCGGACTTAATGACGGTCAATTCGATACAAAAAAGCTTCTGTACGGGCTTGCAAAGGCAGCTTGTGTAGCCGCAATGTTTATCGGTCTTGCCTACACGATCGAACAGATTCCGAGTCTGTCAGACACTCTTGGTATGGAACCAAAAGCCACCCTGATTGCTGCTATCGGCGTTTACTCCGGTAAGGTTGTAAAGCACTTGTCCAGCATTTTCGGAAGCGATGCGATTAAAAAAGCAGAGAAAACAACCGGAACAGAAGAGTTGGAAGAATACCAGGATATGTGAGGTGCAAAAAATGAAAGTAGAAGAATTTTTATCTACGGTCGCGTATGAAATTGTAAGCTCCTGCAATGCCGTGAACCTGCTTCCATCACCGTCAATTGCCCAGGCAATCATCGAAAGCAAATACGGCACAAGCCAGCTTGCGACGGAAGGCAATGCGCTTTTTGGGATCAAGGCGGACAGCAGATGGAGCGGTAAAGTTTGCCAGAAGCTTACAAAAGAGTACGTAAATGGCGAATATATCGACGTTATGGCCTCGTTTCGCGCCTATGACAGTTGGAGCGATTCCATAAAAGACCACGCAGACTTCCTCGTGCAGAATAAGCGCTACGCAAACCTGATTGGTCAGAGGGATTACAAAACGTATTGTAAGCTTATAAAAGCGGACGAATACGCGACATCCGCCACTTACGCGGAAACGCTTACAAACTGTATCGAGGCATACAACCTGACAAAATACGATGCCACAACCGGAACGGATGCAGTGGAAACACCCACGGTACAAATAAGAAGTTTCAACATCCACGCAGGGCACAATCCATCCGGGATGCCGGCAGCTGGATCCGTTGGATATTTAAACGAATCAGACGAAAACAGGAATGTTTGCAATGCTCTGATCGGTAAAATCCGTTCCGCAGGGCATACGGTTTACGATTGCACATGCAATAACGGGTTGAGTCAAAAAGATATTTTACAGAAGATTGTATCGAAGTGCAACGAGCACGCGGTTGATCTTGATATTTCGATACATTTTAACGCTTTGTCCAAAGAGACTGCATCCGACGGCAGGACAAGAGGTGTGGAGGTATGGATCCACCCAAACAACAAGGGAACAGAAATCGAAAGCTATGCGCAGAAAATATGTAACAGTGTCGCGTCCCTTGGGTTTACAAATCGAGGTGTCAAGTATAGCAACGGTTTATATGTCTTAAAAAATACCAAAGCGCCAGCTATGCTGATTGAATGCTGCTTTGTGGATGATCTGGACGACTACGCGCTGTATGACTGTGAAAAGATGGTGCAGGCAATCTACGACGGTTTGGAGATCAAATCCGTGAATGCGACCGGAGAAGCAGGAAAAGATGAACCGGAAACGAAAACCCTGTATTATGTCATTGCCGGTGTATATTCTTCCGAACAAAACGCAACTGCTTTTGCAAATATTCTTGCAGAAAAGGGATACCTGATGAATGTAGAAGGGAATCTCATGAAAGGAATAAAGACACAGATCAAGGAAATTTAGGGGCTTATTGCAAGCCCCTTTATTTTTTTGCCCGAAAACGCTATGTTCGACATTTTTTACGCTTCCGGCGCGGTATGATACAGTCAGCCTTAACAAATGGCATACGAGTTCTGGCAGCAGGGCGGTGTCTTGGCATTGCATCGCCCTGCAAAATACTTTACAAAACAGAACACGCGTTCTATAATTATGCTATCGCTACTGAGTGCGGAAGTGATTGGAGGGGATTTAGGTGGAGGAAAAAGAAGAGTACAGGAAACAGATAATCGAAATGATTGAAAAAATTGAAAATGCAGGCACATTATCGTACCTGCATACTTTTTTGAAACTTTTTCTTGAAAGGTGGGGCAAATAGTCCTACCTTTTTTCTTTTCTTGACAGCATCAAATCAATCATATCTAGTATTGTTTCCTTGTCTTTTTGATCCAGCATGGAAATTTTGAACATTATATCATGATCTTCTAGCGCTTCTCTCGGGGTGTCTTTTCTTGCCGGAGAAACGTCAAGTCCCATTAGCCATCCTTCAGAAACATTTAATGCCATCCCGAGTACAATGAGTTTTTCCTGACTAGGCTCTACTTTCCCGGAAACGTATTGACTGATATCTGACTTGTTCATTTTTACTCCGAATTTTTCACAATACGGCAATGATAGATTCAATATATCAATTTGTTTTAAATTTCTATCATTCATAATTTTGCCTAATCGAATTGCTGTGTTTTCTTTCATGATTGCATTCCCTCCTTTCGTTGATAATGTATCATATTTTGAACAAAAGTTCAAGGTGAAAAACAAAAAAATAAAAAACGTTGAACATTTGTGTTGACATGTCTAAAATAGCATGGTAACATATACGTAGTTCAAAAGATTGAACAAATAAATAGAGAAAGGAGAAAATGAATGGCTTTTGATTATAGTAAGCTTAGAGGGAAAATAGCAGAAAAATTTGGCAGTCAATCCCTTTTTGCTAAAGAGCTTGGATGTTCTGAGCGTACATTGTCATTGAAAATGAACGGGAAAATATCCTGGAAGCAGACAGAAATGCTGAAAGCAATGTCTATTCTTGGAATTTCGGAAGAGGACATTCACGATTATTTTTTTACGCTAAAAGTTCAAAATTTTTAACTAATGATGCGTAAAAATAATAAAGGAGGTAAGGAAATGCTTCATTATAGTTGGCTTGATGCAATTCCGATTGCAACATTTGCGATTATAACATGCGTTATGAGCTACTGGCATGGTAGTTCGCCGCGTGGATGGAAAATTTTCGGGCTTATCTACACTATAATTTTGGGAATAATTTCTCAGATTCTTGTAGGATTTTTCCCAATGTTTGGGTGACTGCGATCAGTTTTTCGGAGGAATCATTTTTCCTATTTAGCAATGAATCATGGAGAGATGACAACTGTTCCCAGTATTCAGACGGCACATACAAAACCAGCTCATGATAAGAACGTAAATATTCAATTCTCTCGCTCGGGTAATTTGCCTCTAATTGCTTGGAAGCAAATTCGAGAAAACAGTTGAATACGGATTGCTGTTTCTGATAATAAGAAAACTGTTTTTCGTATTTTAGCTCTAGTTTTCGCATTTGAGTGCCATGAACACTATTGACGATAGTAACAAGAACTGGGCAAATTATTGCCACGCATAGAGTTATGGCAGATATGGCGAGTTCTAAATGATCCGAATTTAATGATTCCATGAGTATTTACCTCCAAGAAGTTTTTTAACATTATACCACGAAAGAAGGTGTAAAGGAATGAATGAACCGGCAAAATGCGATATGCGTACTCCGATCGAAGTTGCACTGGAAATTGACAGCGAGGGTCGAACGACAGCAAGGCAGCTGTATGAATTCCTTGATCTTGCAAACGGGCAGTTTTCGAGATGGGCAAAATCGAATATCGAAAACAACTTTACGGCGAACTGGAAACAACCGCTCATTGCAGCCTGAAACGGCTACAGGAAAATAAGCGATCCAGGATGGAAAAAGCCGGAAATACAAAGACCGCAATCAAGGACGGAACAACTAAAATTGCAATCATTTACGAAAAGCCCCAGCTGAAAGCCATTTTTGAGGGAATCGTAAAAAGGTATGCAATGAAATATTGCGCATAGATAGGAGGTGAGGTTTGTGAGCGAGAAAGAAAAACAGATTGTCGAAAAACTGAAAGACGCAATTCCTAAAATGTCAGAATTTGACAAGGGATATATCCTTGGAAAAGTTGAGAGCATGGCAGATGGTAGCAGAAGCTACGTGGAGTGCGGAGAGGCAGAGGACAAGGAAATTGATGATAAAAATTGAATCGAAAGGAGATGAAGATGTGAACATAGAAAACGAAATTCACAAAACTTGTGAAGAAATAGCGGAAAATTGTAAAAAGGCAAACACCATGTCGAACATAGCGATTGCCTGTGGGATTCTTTCGATATTGGTCAATTTAGTAGCTTGGTTAGCAAGATAGAAAGAATCCACATGAAAATGAATAGAAAGGAGAATAGAAAATACATGGTAAAAGGATATAAGGTTTTTAGACCTGATTGGACTTGTGATCCAACGTGGCACAACCCTAAACAGTACACCTGCCCCGGAAAATTTGAGGAAGAAGGGGAGCTTGATGTTTGCGGTCACGGGATGCACTTCTGCCAGGTTGCTGCTGACTGCTTCAATTATTACAGTTTCAACAGTGAAAACAAGGTTGCAGAAGTCATTGCCTATGGTGAGGTAAGAACAGACGGTGACAAGTCATGTACTGACAAACTGGAAATCGTGCGTGAAATCCCGTGGGATGAAGTGTTGCGAATCGTCAATATTGGAAAGAATTGCACGGGTCGCTGCAACACCGGTCGCTGCAACACCGGGAACTGGAACACCGGGGACTGGAACACCGGGGACTGGAACAAATCGTCTTTTAATACTGGTTGTTTTAATACAGAGGAACAGAAGATCATGCTGTTCAATAAGCCGTCAGATATGACATATCGTGAATGGATGGATTCATATGCAAGATATTTACTGAATCAGATACCAAAGAATGTTGTTGAATGGGTATACGAAGATGATATGACGGATGAAGAAAAGGTTGAGAACCCTACATATAAAACAACTGGTGGTTATTTGAAGATCCTTGATGAATCTGAGTGTGCTCAGATCTGGTGGGACGGATTGGAAGACGAAGAGAAGAAAATTATTCAATCAATACCAAATTTTGACCCTGATATCTTCCGCCAGTGCACAGGAATTGAGGTTGGGTAATGAAATGAGCTATAGGTTTTTAATGTATATTTCGTAAATAAATTTCTTGGAGAGAAAAAATGAAGAATAAAATTGCAGGAATTGCATTGGCTTTAAGCATTGCACTTACAATGCATGGATGTGTGGACGGAACAACTACCGTTATTTCCTCAAATGAATCTGAAACGGTTCCCGTGTCATATGAAGCGTTGATGTACGACAACTCTGGAAATAATTTTCTGAACTTTACCGGCAACAGCTTCACAATCGAACCAAACAAAGCGAAGCAATGGGGCTGGAATACGGATGGCAGCTGGACAAGCTGGTATGAGACAAGTTCCGTTGTTACGATCGGTATTGATGGAAATTATATCCAGTCATGCGGAAGCAGCGTGTTGTTTAAGGATACGCGTTTGGAAATGTTAGAAATTCCAACTGAATTAAACACGAAAGAGGCATCAAGAGAAGATGGCTATGACGTATCTGTGAGCGGTAGACCGATTGGTACATATTATGGGCTGAAAAATTGGTGGTATGACATGCGTGAGAAAGGTCAGCATGGACAGAAGCTAATTCTTGTCCAGTCTCAGGATGGATATAACATTGGAGCATTTATGGGAAACAATGTTACTTGGGAAGTTGAAGAAAATCTTCCGAAAACGACAAAAATCATGATCGACGGACTTCCTCTTTATATCCATAGATGCAATTTTACCATTATCGATTCTCAGCTTATTGATGATAAAGCAGCTTAAAAACGGAGGGAAAATGAAGAAGATTTTGATAGCAGCACTTTTCTCTGCGGTAATTGCAATACCGATCACCGCAAATGCGCAGGAAGATACCTGTATTTCGGAAGAGATCCAGGATGCGTGCGTCTGGTATGGCGAGCAATACAACATTTGTCCGGAGCTGCTTATGGCAATTATCGAAAGAGAGAGCGCCGGGCAGCAGGACGCAACAAATGGCGGATGCAAAGGGTTGATGCAGGTATACGAAAAATTCCATAAAGACAGAATGGAACGTCTTTCCGTAAATGACATTTACGACATGAACGGTAATATCCTTGTCGGGACTGATTACCTGTCTGAGCTTTTTGAAAAATACGGCGAAACAAGCACTGTTTTGCAGGTATACCACGGCGAAAAAGACGCGATAAAAAAATCAGAGTCAGGGTACATCAGCAGTTATGCAGATGGAATCATGAAGAGAAGCGAAGAGTTAGAAAGGATTCATGGAAAATGAAAAATAAGTTCAAATTTCAAAACCGGATTTTTCAGATTGCGTGTGAGGGAAAGTCCTGTTGCGTTATAAATGGCGTTCCTTGTGCGTGCGAGGATTCAGACTGCGAAATGTGCGACTTCAATAATACGTTCGAGTGCAATTCCCAGTTTAAGGCATGGTGCAATACGGAAGAAGATGAAGTGAAAAAGACCGACTGGTCAAAAGTAAAAAAGGACGAAAAGGTTTATGCGCGTGACACGTTTGGCTGCTGGAGACCGTCGCATTTTGCATGTTTCGACGGAGGCTATGTATATGTAAACGGGAAAAGCAGCTTTACAGAATATATTACAAGAAAATATCTGCCGAACGATGTCGTGCTTGCATCAAGAAAGGATAACAAAAATGAAAAATCCGATAATTAGCATCCCTAGAGCCAGCGAAGAGCTGATTAAGTCGCTTATAAGCGCCGGAATCCTATTTGTAGATGAAAACGGCGTACATGTAAAGGAGAATTGCAAATGAATAGCATTGTTATCACAGGAGACGTTGGGGAAGTAAAAGAAGTAAATACAAGAGAAGACGGGAGATGCTATGAGTTTTTGGTTTCCGCCGTTCGCCTTAGCGGAAAAGTTGACACATTAAAGTGTTTGGCTCCTGCACGAATTTTCTACGATGATCCGCAGGGAAAGCATTTAACTTTGTATGGCGAAATCCGCACCAGAGACGAGTATGAAGGGGAGCGAAGAAAGCTGCTTTTGTATGTGAAGGTAACCTCTGCGGCAGAATGCGAAGAAAAGAGGAAATACGAAAACACAGTAACTTTAAGAGGGTTTATTTGCAGCAAAGTAAACACGCATCTTACAAGCTCTGTTGGGGCTGTTTCCAATTCGCTTGTCGCATGCAATTCGAATAAGAATTCGTATTATATCCCTGTTGTGTTTTTTAAAGGAGCATCACGCGTTGTACGCAATGCAAAAAAAGGCACAGAAATTTCCGTTACTGGTATGCTGACAAGCCGGCATTACAAAAAACACGACGAAAACGGTGATGTTATTACGGAAGCTGACACATACGAAATCGTAACATCAATCGTATTTTTAGAAAAATGGAGGGAGAAAAATGCAGATCAAGCATCTGAAATTAAATAATTTCTGCGGTTTTTTTGGATCAAAGACATTTGATCATGATTTCTTCGAAAAAACAGAAATCACGGGTGCAAACGAAGCTGGAAAGTCCACTGTAAAGAAAGCTATCTTCTGGATTTTTAATTGCAGAGACGAGAATGGAAAAGAAATTTCCGGCATTCGCCCGCATGATGAAAATGGAAATGACATCAATGATCTTGAAGTGTCTGCAGAGCTTACTGTTGAAGTGGATGGAACAGTGAAAATTCTCAAAAAAGTAAGCAGACAAAACCTCAATAAAAAGGGCGAATTTACCGGAAATGTTATTGATTATTATATCAACGACATTCCGAAAAAAGCAAGCGATTATGCGGAATATATCTCATCATTCGCAGAAGAATATGTTCCGTATTGCATGAACGCAATGACACTTTTGCTTAAAAGCTCCGTGGATCAGAGAGCTGTCCTTGCGAATGCTTTTGGGAAGCACAGCGACACTGACATCTGCGATATGTATCCGGAATTTGAAGAATTAAAACCTCTTTTTGAGGACGGGAATATTGAAGAGTTAAAGAAGTGTTGCAACACGCAGCTTAACGGAACAAGAGGTAAATCTGGTACAAAAGGGCTTAAATCTCTTCTTGACGAAATTCCCAGCAGAATTGACGAAGCAAACCGCGGTAGATTGCCGATTGATACTGAAAAACTCGAATCGGAAAAGAAATCTCTTGAAGTCTTGCTCAACGAAAATTTAGAGAAGCAGACCGATCTTGTGAAGATACTTTCGGAAGCAGATAAGATTTCTGATGGAATTCTCGAATTACAGTTTTCTCAGAACGAATTAAAGCGTTCTGCAAACGATAAAAACATCAAAAGGAGAAACGCAATTGAGTCTGAAATCTCGACATTAAAAGAGGATAAGCGTGGAATTGAAAAGAGCGTATCTGCATTAGAGAAAGAAATTTCCGATTTAGAACTAGAAGCAACTACATATAAGAATAAAATTTCTCTTTTGAGGGGCAAATACAAAGAGGCATATGGCAGAAAGTTTGACGAAAACTCGACCGTTTGCCCGTACTGCGGACAGGAATATCCGGAAGAGCGGAAGCAGCAGTTAAGAGATGAGTTCGACATCCACAAAAAAGACGAACTAGAAAAGATCGTGGCAAACGGAAATGAAGCAAAATCGCTCTTTGAAAGGTCCGCAAAAGAATCCGAAGAGCTAAAAGCATCGATTCCGGTTTTGCGAGATAAGCTAAACGGGTTTGCACGTTGCATCCAGGAAAAGGAAACGGAACTGAGTACGATACCAGAATTCGTCGACGTGTCAAATACCGATGAATACATCAATCTGCAAAAATCTATCGAAGAGAAAAAAGAAGCACTGGATCGGTACTCCGATATCTCGGAAGTAAAGCGCAATTTAAAAGTAGAGGAAGCTTCTATCCGCCAAAGAATTGCAGAATGTAATAGTCAGCTGGCTAGAACCGCCGAGAACAAAAGAATTGATTCCAGGGTCGCTGAATTGGAGATGGAACGCAGGAATATTGCACAGAAAATTTCAGACGTAGAAAGACAGCTTTACCTTTTAAAACAGTTTAGTTTAAGAAAGAACGAGCTTCTACAGAACGAAGTAAATGAATATCTTGATTTCTGCTCTGTAAAAATGTTCCGTCCGCTTATAAACGGAGACATCGAAGAGTGCTGCGAATTTACATACCGCGGAGAAATGTACTCAAGAAATTTGAATCACGGATGCAGAATTCTGACAGAAATCGATATTTGCAGAGCATTCCAGAAACGATGCAATTACAGTTTCCCGATAATTATTGATGACGCGGAGTCCGTAGACGGATGGAGAATTCCTAACATCGAGAATCAGGTATTGATTCTCAGAAGAAGTGATTCTGAATTGAAAGTTTTAAATGTTGAAAGGAGATAATGATATGGCAGAGGTAACAGACGTTGCAGTAAAAGAAGAAAAAAAGGAAGTGTCGAGTCACAACAAAGTGACAGACTATAGTCTTGGCATTTTCGGTACGTCTGACAATTTTATTATGGCTATGCAGATGGCGAAAGCGCTTTCGAGCTCCACAATCGTTCCAGCTGCGTTTCAGAAAAACGACGCAAACTGCTTAATTGCGATTGAACAGGCACAGAGATTACATGTTAGCCCACTGATGGTTATGCAGAACTTATACGTGATTCAAGGCAGACCGTCTTGGAGCTCAAAATTTCTGATCGCAGCAATCAATAATTCCAGAAAATTTGACATCGAATTGCAATTCGATGAAAAGAAAGACAAGAACGGAAAGCCATTTTCGTGCACTGCATGGACAATGAAAAACGGAAGGCGCATTGAGGGCATGACAGTTGACATGGACATGGCGAAGGACGAAGGATGGCTCAGCAAAAACGGCAGTAAATGGAAGTCCATGCCGCAGTTAATGTTAAGGTACAGGGCTGCTTCTTTCTTCTCAAGCCTCAATTGTCCTGAATTAACGATGGGGCTGTATACAAGAGAAGAGCTGCAGGACAACGATTTCAAAGAATACCCTCTGGAAGAAATGAAGGAGCGGGTCAAAAGAGATATTGAATCTAACGCAAACATGGTCGATTTCGAACCAGACGGGCCAGAAGTAGTAGAGGACGCGGACGGGCAGCAGGCAATGCCAGAATTTATGCAGGAGGGATAGAATGAGAGTAATTTCACAGGACGGAACGATTGATGTTCCGTATGAAAATTGTGTATTTGGAATAACTTTAGATAATTGTATATCGGCGGTTGGGGATATAGCAGTAAGTCCAAATGAAGTCATGAATGGAATCATGGCTAAATATTCATCCAGAGGAAAAGCACTGAAAGCCATGGAAATGCTGAGAACGGAATATTTATCAAGGATGCAGCTGGAAGGTGGCTATGACCATGTGCACAGATGCTATATTCAACCGAACTATTGGGTGCTTCCAAAAGTTTTTCAGTTCCCGACGGACGATGAGGTGTAAGTATGAGACAGAATCCATGCAGGCATTGCTCCAGTTCGTACGAGTTCAAAGGAAAACATTACCCATCGTTTTCTGAAACATGCGCATGTTGCGAATACAGAAAAGAGCACAATCTTTATCTGAAGAGCAAAAGAAAATATACAACCGGAAGCAAGATATCAACGATGGATGAACTTATGGATCAGACATTCATTATGTTTCACGGAAGGACTACGCATATCGAAGCTGTAAAGTCTATGCCGTATAGACTGATACTTAAATTCCTTGCAGACGGAGTGTTTTGCAAAGCTATAAAAAGAGAAAATGAGTAATTGAAAAAGAATTGGAGTGGCGTATGGAAACATTATCGTTTTTAGAAGCAGTTCAGCGCGACATGGCTGATAATATTTACAATTTTTGCAAGGACGGAAAATGCAGCCAGTGTGGTAATTGCTGCAGCAACCTTCTTCCTATGAGTGAAAAGGAAATTTCTGCTATTCACCGTTATATAAAGAAGAAGCACATTAAAGAGTGCCGACATATAGCTCCTGCGATAGCAATTTACGATATGACTTGTCCGTTTCTCGATACAGGAAAGGATTGCGAGAAATGCCGTATTTATCCTGTACGCCCAGAAATTTGCAGACAGTTTATTTGTGATAACGAGCAGAGGGCAAAGCATAATCGGAAGCTGTATGGTCAAACGAGGAACATTGTCGATGTAAGAAATGAGTTTTTTGGTTTGCGAGGTGAGGAATAATTGAAACTTAAGACATTAGGATCCGGCTCTTCCGGAAATTGCCATTTGCTTATTGCTGATAACGGGGAAGCGTTGATCCTGGATTGTGGAATACCGATCAAGGAAATTAAAAGAGGTCTGGGGTGGAACATTAAAAAAGTTTGTGGATGCGTTGTTACGCATGATCACGAAGATCACAGCAAATCGCTAAACGATCTTGAGCGTATCGGCATTCCAGTGTTTGCTCCGTATCACCACGACATCGGCGTGAAATTCGGCGGCAGATGGAGTGTCAGGACATTTGAGCTAACCGACCTGAACTTGAAATTCGCTCACACAAACAGAGATGGCAGCCCTTGCCCGTGTTATGGCTTTCTGATTGAACACCCGAAAATGGGGCGGCTTCTGTATCTTACGGATGCGGAATTTTGCATGTGGAGATTTCACAATGTCAATCATATCCTTATTGGGGTGAATTACGATCCGGAAATCATATCAAATGATAACGCAAAGGCGAACCATGTTATACGTGGACATATGAGTATCGACACTGCATGCGAATTTGCAAAGGCCTGCTACACCAGTCAGCTCCAGAACGTTGTTATGTGTCATTTGTCAGCAGAAAATTCGGATAAGGATATTTTTATTGAGAAGATGCAGAAAACAGTTCCGCTGGCAAATGTATGTGTTTCAGAGCCAGGGATGGAACTGGAATTAAAAAATCCGGGAATGTGCCCGTTTTGAAAATAAAAAAATGAAAGGAAATTTTGTCAACTACACACGATCTAAAGGTCATGGGCTTGTAACTGCCCAGTCGTACTAACGGTTTACGCCTCCGACCTTTAACCCCAATAGATAACTGCTATCTAAAGTGGCGCTACATCATAGGGTGGTTGACAGCACCCTTTACAGACAAGACATGCTCATCTGTAACTGTATCAGGTACTAAACTTCCCATGCTATACAGTAAAAAAATCTTTTACGGTTAAGATTTTACGCAATACACGAATTTCGTATTGCAACCTCATATCTTGTCAATGTACAAAAGAGTGTCTTTGATGAGCAGTACATCTAACGGTTTTCTCTTAAAAAACTGCTACGGCTATTGTAGCATATTGGGCAACAATTAACAAGGCTACTACCACCACCTGAAGGTAGTGTGTTTCCGCCTATGGCAAACGAAAGGATTTTATTTATGAAAACATATAAGGGATTTAACAAAAATATGACAGCCCAAAATGGGTATCAGTACGAAGAAGGAAAGGAATACGAAGAGGAAAAAGCTGTCGCTTGCGAGTGCGGTTTCCACGCGTGCGAATATCCTTTGGATTGCTTTGGATATTACAGCCCAGGAAGTAGTGTTTACCATTTGGTAGAACAAAGCGGCGAATTTAGTAAAAACAGCGATGATTCAAAAGTGGCATCCACAAAAATCAAGATTGGAGCAGAAATTTCGATTGCTGGTCTTGTTAAAGCGGCGATTGAATATACAAAAGAGAGAACAGAACCAGAATGTGACGCGACGGGCGACTGTGGAGCATCCTCTGCGACGGGCAACTACGGAGCATCCTCTGCGACGGGCGACTACGGAGCATCCTCTGCGACGGGCTACAAAGGAGCATCCTCTGCGACGGGCGACTACGGAGCATCCTCTGCGACGGGCAACTGTGGAGCATCCTCTGCGACGGGCTACAAAGGAGTCGCAGTGGCAGGAGACCCGGAAAGCATTGCAGTAGCTTGGGGATACAAAGGGAAGGCCAAAGGCGTTATTGGTTCGTACCTTGTTCTCGCGGATTGGGAAGGAAACGAAGATAATTTCTGGACACAGGAAGAATGGTCTTTAAAAGGTGCAAAGATGGTTCGCGTAGACGGAGAGAAGATTAAAGCAGACACATGGTACACGATGGAAAACGGGGAAATTGTGGAAGTGGATGAGGAATAAGTGATGGATGAAGAGATAAAGATTTGCCCGTTCAGGACTTACACCGAGACTTTCCCGCCGATGCTTAAAGGTAATGGAGAAGTTGTAAGGTCTTATTTTGAGCCGTGTCTTAAAGAGGAGTGCCCCGCGTTTTATATTTCTCGTGGAGGATACGGTCAAGAATATGAACGATGTAAAAGATTGAAATAAAACGAAAGGAGACGGAGCTTCCCGGGAAGATGCGCATCGGCTCCTTTAGAGAAAATGATAAACGGAGAATTGATCGTTGATAATTTTGCCGGTGGAGGTGGAGCATCCACCGGAATCGAAATGGCAACAGGGTACAGCGTAGATATTGCAATTAACCATGATCCAGAAGCAATTAGGATGCATAAAGCGAATCATCCAAACACAATACATTACTGCGAAGATGTATGGCAGGTGGATCCAGTTGCAGCCTGTAAAGGGTATCCAGTAGGCCTTGCATGGTTTTCTCCGGATTGCAAACATTTTAGTAAGGCGAAAGGCGGTAAGCCAAAGGATAAGTTTATCCGCGGCCTTGCGTGGGTAGCGTGTCGATGGGCTGGGCTGGTACGTCCAAGAGTGATTATGCTGGAGAACGTGGAAGAATTTAAGACCTGGGGACCGCTTAACCGAGGACACCATCCAATTAAATCAAAACAGGGAAAAACCTTTGAGAGGTTTGTGCAACAGCTTACTGACTTAGGGTATGATGTGCAATTTCGGGAGCTGGTGGCTGCTGATTATGGAGCACCAACAATGCGCAAGAGATTTTTCATGATTGCACGATGCGACGGGAGACCTATTGTATGGGCAAAGCCAACACACGCACCTGCAAACAGTGAAGAAGTAAAATCCGGGCTGCTTAAGCCTTATGCCGGAGCATATACACAGATTGATTTTTCATTACCGTGCCCAAGCATCTTTGATACATCCGCAGAGATTAAAGAAAAGTATGGGATCCGGGCGGTAAGACCATTGGCACCGAAGACTATGGAGCGGATCGCAAGAGGATTGAAAAAATTCGTGCTTGAAAATCCGAAACCATTTATTATCCAGTGCAATTCACGGTGGGAACGTAGACCAAACGATATTAGAGATCCAGTGCCAACCATTACCGGAAAGCACGGATATGGAATTGTAGCACCTACGTTGATTCAGTATCATTCCGAGATCGTTCAAGGAGAAGTTCGTGGGCAGGCGATTAAAGAGCCGATTATGACCGTGGACGGCTCGAATAGATATGGACTGGTTACATCGTTCCTGCATAAATACTATGACGGCGGTTACAAAGGAAAAGGAGAAAGCGTGGAAAATCCATTGCCAACTGTGACAGCATGGGATCATAACAGCGTGGTTACGGCGAATCTGATTCAAATGAATAATCACTGTGATGGTAGAGATATCAGGGAGCCTATTCCAACAATCACAGCAGGAGACGGACATTTCGGAGAGGTCAGAGCGTTCCTGGTGAAATATTACGGGCAGGGAACCGGTCAGGACATAAAAGAGCCCTTGGATACCGCGACATCACGCGATCGGTTCGGTTTGATAACTATTGAGGGTGTAGATTATCAGATCGTAGATATCGGATTAAGAATGCTGGAACCAAAAGAGCTATATGGATGTCAGGGATTTCCGGATGATTACATAATTGACCACGACTATACCGGGAAGACTTACCCACGTAGCGAACAGGTCAGAAGATGCGGTAATGCTGTATGCCCGCCTATACCGGCAGCACTGGTAAAAGCGAATTTGCCAGAATTATGTATAGCGAAAAGGCAGCCTATCTGTAGGCTAGATAGGATACAGTCAGAGAAGTCAGGACAGATGCGTTTTGTGTAATAATTGGAGATCAGAAATGTATAAAAACGCAGAGGGATACCGCGATGAAACGGCATGGCTTGCAATTATGGCAGTAATGAAAGAAGAAAGGAAGCATAAATCAATGAAAGAACTTTTAAATTCAAACAACAAAACTGGAGAAATTTGGAATATTGAAACCACAAAAGGGGAAAAACGGCTGGTACTGGCAGTGGCGGATTATGGACCCTTTGCAACTGTCCTTTACCTTGGGTACGCAGAAGGTCAGTTCGATGATATCGTCATCAATTCTGGATCTGATATGAGCGAATTGTACGCGAATAGCCGGCGTCTGTGCTATGTTCAAACGGAAAACTTTGAGTCACGCGAAGGTTATGTTTCGCAGGAAGAATATCGGAATGCAATGAAAAAGATCGCCGACACGCTGGGAATTACCGATCTCGTTGAAACTTCGAACAGAAGTACTGTTACAGCAAAACTAGAAACGGACAAAGAACAGGAACTCCGGGAGCAGCTGGCGGCAGCAAATGCAAAGGCGGATACGTATCAGAACATGTGTAATAAGCTATTTGAAAGAGCTATGTGAATATTTTATTGGAGGTATGCAGATATGGTGTTTAACGCAAAAATAGCTCACCGCGGGCAGTACAAAAGATATGGAGATTATTTTCGGGTTTGGGAAATCGAATCAGATATGCCCAAAGAATCTGTGATCGAAAAGTGCTTTTCGGAACTTCACAAAACAAAACTTCCGGAAGAGAAAGAATGGCGCAAAGAAATCGTTTACGGAGCAAGACATTTCGGGGATGCGGACTACTTCTTTAGGGGATACTACAGCATCGAAACAATTAAAGGTGGTTTCCGGTTCACCGTTTGCGAACCGTATGAGGATTAAAATTTAAGGATAAATCGAAAGGAGACTATTTTATGAACAGAGTGATTTTATGTGGACGATTAACCAAAGACACTGACGTTAGATATTCTCAGGGAGATAAACCAATTGCAATTGCTGCCTTTACGCTGGCGGTAGACAGAAAATTCAAAAAAGATGGAGAGCAAAGCGCGGATTTCATAAATTGCCGGTCTTTTGGCAAAAATGCGGAGTTTGCCGAAAAGTATTTAAGAAAAGGTACGAAAATCATTGTAGAAGGTCACTGGCAGACCGGAAGTTTTACGGGGAAAGATGGCAAAAAAGTATATACAAATGAATGTATCGTTGACAGCCATGAGTTCGCGGAAAACAAAACTTCATCACATGCGAACGACAATGGTTCTGAGATTCCTCCAGACGCAGAAGGAAGCTATTTCATGCAGATCCCAGATGGAATAGAAGAAGAATTGCCTTTTAAGTGATGGAGGAGTAAACGGTATGAGAACACTTGACATTTACGACAAAAAGTTCAAAGAGAACAAATGCGTTATATGTTCTCATCACGTTACAAGGCCGGGAAAATCGCAAGATTTACATTTTTGCGAGATCAGCGGGAAAATTCTTCTTTTCCCGCTCTACCTACCGGCCAATTGTATAAATTTCGAAGAAAGGACTGATTAAAATCACCATACAAGAAGCAATCAAGTGGCAATAGAATTCTTCACAGAAACAGGAGAAGACCCAAAAGAAAAATTCATATGGTGTCCCGCCTGCGGGCATAAATTGGATTGGAGTGATATATAAATGTATGAAGAGTTTATGTATGCTGCCAAATTAAAAAACGAAGACCGTGAGGTCGCAAATCGCACAGTGGTATGGCTTGAGCATGACGGATTGATGCATTGCTATATGCCGGCAGGAGCAACATGCTTCGTAACTGAGCGAGCGGGAAGTGGAACCATTTACATTGACGGTCTTGCACTTATCAAAATTTCGATAGAATCACTCAGACCATTGAGAAATGGAGAACCGAAAGGAGGTGTTTCTAATGGCAAAAAAGAACATTGCACAGATCATGACAATTGAGCAAAAAAACAAGAAAAAGCTTCTCGAAGTAGAACCTAGATTAGATGATAAAAGCGGCATATATTTTCTGACAAGAACTGATGAAAACGGTTTTAAATATGCATACATCGGTCAGGCAAAGCATATTTTGACGAGACTTTCGCAACATATGGTTGGGTATCAACACATTGATTTATCCATAAAAAAACACGGATTTTATTCAAAGGATAATCCGTATGGATGGATGATCGGCTTACTTCATTTCCGCATGTCTGAGCTGGACAAATGGGAACAGCATTACATAAAAATGTACGCAGACAATGGCTATCAGCTGAGAAACAAGACGAGCGGCTCCCAAGGCGCAGGAAAGGCAAAAATTGACGAATATAGGCCCTCAAAGGGCTACCGTGACGGAATAGAACAGGGGAGAAAAAATCTTGCAAGAGAGCTTTCTTCCATCGCGGATAAGCATCTCGTTATTTCACTTAAGCCAGAGAAGCTAGGGAACAAGGTATCGGAAAAGCAACTGCAAAAATTCAACGAACTGATTTACGGAAAATGATGTAAATTCCCATTTTGTTTTTAATTACAACAACGGAGGAAACGCAAATGGCAAAGAGGTACGATAATCCGAAGGAGCTGCCAAAGCTCCTTCTGGAAACACGAAGATTAAAGCAAAGTGCGAACAGAAGCCCATATACAGTTATTCTCACAATTTTGTGTTATGGACTCTGGAAAGATTACAGGTACAGCCAGAGAAAATTGGCAGATTTTTGCCGGAAATTTGGCGAGTACGATGAACGATATTTCGATAAACCATATCAAAAACTAGTAGACGAACTTTACAACTACGCAGACTGGAAAGTCGAGCATGTTAAATATACAAAAGACGATTATCCCCATTACAAATCGAAAGTTATGCAGGCATCAGTTGAAGAGCAGATGCGATGCGCAAACGAGATAAACTCGCTTTCCACGCGCTATTTTACTTACGGTTTTTACATTCTTATCGAAGATGGATTCGGCGCAAAAAAGCTGACAAACTTTAAAGATAAGGCTCAAAAGCGAATACAGAGCATCACGGGAGACATGAGAACCGGAACAATAAACGATCTGTGGAAAGAACTTGCAACCGGAGCTGGAATTTATATCGAGAAACCGAAAATTGATTGATTGGAGGGTTGAAAATGGCGGAGCGCAGGATGTTTACACAGAAAATTACAGAAAGCGACGCGTTTTTGGACATGCCACTTTCCACACAGGCGCTTTATTTCCACCTATGCATGAATGCTGACGATGACGGTTTCGTGAAAAACCCGAAGCGAATTGCAAGAATGATGGGCGCAGGAGATGATGACATGAAGCTCCTTATCGCAAAGGCGTTTGTTATTGCATACGAAAGCGGAGTGATTGTCATAAAGCATTGGAGGATGCACAATCTGCTGAGAAAAGACCGGTACAATGAAACAGAATACACTAGCGAAAAATCAATGCTATATGTGAAGAAGAACGGGGCTTACACGCTTGACGAAGAGAAAGGAAACCCGCTCGATCCTGCTAAAAAAAATTCCTGGCAACCAAATGGCAACCAAATGGCAACCAAATGGCAACCAAATGGCACCACAGGAAAGGATAGGATAGGTAAGGATAGTAAAGGTAAGGATAGGTTAGGTAAGTGTAATAAAGGGGAGAGTGTGAGAGGGGAAAAAGCTGATCGCTTTGTTCCCCCAGATGTAAACCAGGTCCAAGAATACTGCGACAGTCGAAATAACGGAATTGACGCCCAAACATTTGTTGACTTTTACACATCCAAGGGATGGATGGTCGGAAAAAACAAAATGAAGGACTGGAAGGCAGCGGTAAGGACATGGGAGAGAAATGACAAGAGGAGTTACAATACAGCTGTCGTAAATAGTCAGAAGGACCAGCTTGCGGAGCTACTTGACGGAATCGAGGTGAACGAACCTTGACCGAGAATGAGGCAAAGAAGTTGCTTGCGGTTATGACAGTTACTTACCCGAACTACAAATTGGCGAATGTAGACTTCGCTGCGAAAGTGTGGAGTGACATGCTCGTTGAGTTTACATACAGTCAGGCAGGTGCGGCACTGAAAGCTTATATCAGGTCAGACACGAGTGGTTTTGCTCCGACACCCGGACAGATAATCAGCCAGATCGTAAAGATGGTGATTCCGGAAGAGCTAAACGAAATGGAAGCATGGGCGCTTGTAAGCAAGGCTATCAGGAACAGCGGGTACAATGCGGTGGAAGAGTTTTCGAAGCTGCCAGCTCTTGTTCAAGCTGCCGTCGGTGCACCGGAGCAACTTAGAGCATGGGCCTTGGATCAAAACTACAACGAGACGGTTGTAAGCTCGAACTTTATAAAGACATACAGGGTATCACTTTCTAGACAATCGGAACTGGCAAAAATGCCGGAAGAGATCAAGAGGGCGATTCAAAAAACAAACGAGAACTCGTATTCGTCCCAAATTCGCAAAAAAAATGCTGAGACGATAAAATTATCGATCAAAGAAGAAAAATCGAAAATAGGGGCATCAGAAGAGCTTACAGGGCATACAGGAATGAACGCAGAACAAAGAGAAAAATGGAAAAGATTTTGTGAAGGAGTGGATTGAACAATGGGATATCGTGGTAGAAAGGCAAAAAAATACGATGTTTACGACGGAGAGAAGCTGATAATGAGCGGAGAGGCAAAGGACGTAGCAATTTTTTTGGGTGTCACATCCAACACCGTAACGCGAAAGGAGACTTGTGGAGAGCGAACAAAGCAGGGATACGAGATCTGCAAGAGCTTTCCGGATGACTGGCCGGAGTGTTGGGAAAATGCATGTAGGCCTTTGCGCAGGGCGAAACAGGAGTGGAAAGGCAGTATGAAAAGTAATTTCTTAAGGACGAGCCGACGGTAAAATTAAACTTTTATTCGCAAAAATCAACGTTAAAAGCAAGAAAATTGACACATACGATTCTGCTAAAAAGGAGGGAATCAAACGATTGAAGCTGGCACTGTCTAGAATGACGAAGCCAGAACTTGAAAAAATTTTACAAAATGCCAATTTTACACAAGATGAAGAAAGCGTTTTCTGGTTACTGGCTAGAGGAAAGACAATAACTGAGATATCGCAACTGGAAAATGTGTCTGAAAGAACTGTGAACAGAAAAATAAAGGACATAAGGCTTAAAGTTAGCAGATTGGAGTAAAAAATGGCAAAAATGACGTTAAACGGGAAAGAAATTTCCCCAGAAGATGTGATCCTGCCCGAAAAAGTATTGGAGCTCATAGCGAATTGCTTAGATTGACACCTCTTGTAGCAGGATGTAGAATGTGCCGTGAACATGATAAACACGGCACATTCTTTTTAGAGAAAAGGAGGAACGGCAATGGAATGTGTCGCTTACTTAAGGGTTTCAACCGAAAAACAGGCGGAAGAAGGTTATGGATTGGAGTTGCAAAGGATAAGCATAACCGATTACTGCCGGAAAAATGAGCTTATAATATCTGACTGGTACATTGACGACGGTTACACCGGATCAAACATGGACAGGCCACAACTACAAAGACTGATTAGAGACTGTTCGAAGAAAAGGATTAAGTGCCTCGTTGCTTTTAAACTGGACAGGATATCCAGAAGCATGGTGGACGGGATATACATGATCGAAAGAGTATTCCAGCCAAACGGAGTCGATTTTCGCTGTGTGTATGATAGCGTGAGCTACGACAGTCCGATGGAGCAGGCGTACACGCAGATGATGGCGGTTTTTGCACAGCTGGACAAAAATACCATGATGATGCGTATGCGTGGCGGTAGGCTTGAAAGGGTCAAAAAAGGATACTGGTATGGAGGAGGGAATAGACCGTATTGCTATGATTACAGCAGAGAAAAAGGAATATTGGTTCCAATACCAGAAAGAGCAGAACAGGCGAATAGAGCGCTGGACTTGTTTTTGCAGGGATATTCCGATGAAAGAATCATGAAGATATGCGGATATTCAAGTGAACTCCTTGTCAGACACATACTCACAGGAGTGGTAAATATCGGGATGATACCTTATAAAGGAGAAGTCTATAAAGGTCTCCATGAACCAATATTCGATGAGCGAAAGTTCGAACTCGCGCAGGAGTATAGGAAGACTAGAAGAAAAACAAAAACGGCGTGCTTTTCCATGGAGACTAATTTGCTTACCGGATTGTGTTATTGCGGAATTTGTGGATGCAAAATGAGGTATCAAAAGTGGACAAACGGGAACCACAAAATATACTGCTATTCGCACGATAGGAGTCTTAAAAAACTGCCTAACCACAACCCAGGATGCGACAACACTTTGGAATGGGCAAAAGACATTGAAAAGCAGGTAGAGGAAGAAATTTTAAAGATATCTCTTAACATTTCTTCCTACCAAAAAACGCAAAAGGAAAGTGAACTGGAAATCACAAAAAAAGCGCTTGAAAAGAATAAGGCAAAACTAAAAAGACTGTATAATTTTTACGCGGAAGGCAATGACACAATTGTTGATTCTATCCGAGAAACAGAAGATGAGATAAATAAGCAAAAAGAGGTCATCTTTGAACTACAGAAAAGCGAAGGGAATAAGCAGTCAAAAGAAATTGTTTATGACAAAATAAAAAGTCTTGCCGATGTGTGGCCGCACATAGACAAGACAAGCAAAAATGTTATATTAAAGACAATAATATCGAAAATTGTTATTGTCAAGGGCAACGTGGAGATACAGTTAAAAGAATTTTAGCAGTAGCTAATAATCATTGGGACAGCATAAGTTGAAAACCGTACTCCCAGTTCGGTATTGAAATGGTCGATTGCCTTGATCAGACCGATACAGCCAATCTGAAATAGATCGTCTACGTTTTCTCCGGCAGAGGAAAAGCGTCGGATGACGCTCAAAACGAGCCGCAGATTTCCCTTGATAAACTGTTCCCGTGCGTCGGCGTTGCCCTGCCGGATCTGGATAAAAAGCGCGTCTTTTTCTTCATTGGTTAGGATCGGCAGGCGGGCGGTGTTGACGCCGCAGATTTCCACTTTGTTGAGTGCCATGGCATTGCCTCCTGTGATTGAAAAGCTATGAAAAGAGC